AATGCCACCAACAGAGCCAATAGTAATAAGATTTGCCCCGTCCCAAGTATAATAGCCCTTATCTGGGTCAGTAATGATGGCACGTTCGTCTTTCCATTGCTTGGCCCGCATACCAGAACCCGTAAAGGTTCCGGCAGTGGCTATGGTTACAATAGAATTGCTCGTTAAATTATAGGCTTCTGCTCCACCATTGGCTTGAAAGGCCAAAATATAGTCTGTGTTGGTAATGTTAACATTGGTCAACTCTGTGACCGTGTTTGACCATGTAACACCGACATTTGATGATTGAGGTATAACTTTAAGGTTACCAAACCCAATAGGTTGGACATTCTCAATCCAAGAAAACTCAGACTCATCAATAGCCGTACGATTGGCCTTAGTGTTCAGAGCCTTGAACGACTTTGTAACATGATACTGTTTTTGTTGTTCAGGACTCTGGGCCATTAGTACCCCTGCGAGTACGGCATCGGCATACGACGAGTAAACGTAGTAGCCAAAAGATTCTGGCACTTTTGAATATATTGCTGACGAAAGATCTCAGCCTCACCATAGCTCTGTTCTTTGAACTTGGCTGTGTAAGCTGCGTAATACGGAACAGGCTCCGTCCACGGATCTTTGATGACTTCAACGTCAGTCAGGTTAACCATGTCAGTTGGTCTGATAACCGTATCAAGCTCAATCGTATATGTCTGGTCAGGTAACGGACCAATGTAAAAGCTGTTAGTGCCGTAAAGGCTGAACGCGACTGGCTGACCAATATAGCTCTGGTAATAGCGCAGTTCGGCGTTAAATTGTGTCCAAGGCTTATACATCAAGGGAACGCGAGTCGTGCCCCAGTACAAGTTGATCGTAAGAATGTCCATTGTCTGATCGCCTTGTGGCAGATCAACAAAGTTATAGACTTCTTGGTTCTGATAAACAGATGAAGTTTGAAGACGGCGTAAAGAGCCAGTGTCGCGCACAACACGCTGACGAGCGCCGTTAATATCAATCGTTAACTCTTGGTCAGTCCAAAAGTTAGCATTGGCATCGTGCAACAAACGCCGTGTAACAAATATGTAATCGTTAAGCGTTGTCATACCACACCATTCAAGGATTTCCCCCCTCACGCAAAACGTGAGAGGGTACTGGGTCTACTAGAAGGGGTCGCTACTAGTAGCTCTTAGAAGCTGATAACATCGCCATAGACGTTAACGCGGAACTGATGGTTAGCAACGGCACCAGCCGTAATATTAACAAACAGCGCGTTAGGTTGATAGCAAGTGTTAGCAGCCGCAGCCACAAGCGTAATGTCTTGGTAAGTATATCCGTTAATGACGTTAGACAACGCCACGTTGGATGTTACCAAATTACCGCCATCGTTGGTTGTACCAATGGTTACATAGGTAGAAGCCAAAGACTGTACCGATCCACCAGCGAGGTTTGCATTGCCAGCAACTGTGATTCGACGAATCACTACGTTACCAGAACCCTGCATACCGCCTTTAAGGATAGGCAAAGCTACAACAGCGTTAGCAACCGCATTAGCAGGAGCAAATCCAGTGGCAATAACAAAATTGCCAAAGGAATCCTGCGTATTTTGGCCTACTGAGTCAGGATTAGCCATGAACCTAACTCCTTACTTGTTGTATTGACCGGTAGCGTTCTGACCTTCGTTCGTGCCGTACAGAGTCAATGTCTGAGTACCAGTCGTAGCGTTAGCGCGAACATTGTAACCGTCAGAGATAATAGTGCCGCCAGTGTTAGCAGCAATATATGTCACCCAGTTGTTAATGTTGGCAGCGCCAGTGTTCACTTCGATGGTGACATTGTTTGTGCCTGTTGGAAGAACATACCAGCCTGTCGGAATGTACTGAGCGCTAGAAGTACCAGCGTTCATTGCAGTCAGGTTGCCGATACCTACGTTTGATACCGTTACGGTCTCAAAATAGGCGGCTGGCTGGTTGGTCAGAGTACCAGCGACAAGAATCTTATTTGCAGCAAGAGACATGTCGTACTCCTTAAATGTTCAGATAGTTGTAGCCAGTGACCTTGGTCATCGACTTAGGTTTGGTGCTGACGAGTTCTGCAATTGTCAGAACAGCGCCGACGTAGCCAACCTGCCAGTTAGGCAGAGTCGATTCAAAGCCAGTGAACACGAACTGACCAGCCTCATGGATGTAGAGGTTCAGGTAGTTGGTGTTCAAGAAGTACACCGTACCTTCTGGGCAATAGGGATCAGGATAGATCGGAACGCCAGCAACCATCAGAGCTTTAAAAGCAGCCTGTGGGCCGTTAGCGTCGTTGTCAAAGCCGTTACCAGGAGTGATAACGTACTGTTCCTGACCGACGAAATCTTGAGCCAAGAGCGTCCAAGTACCAAAGCCGCAAACGCCGAATGAAGGCACTTCTGCGCCCTTTTTCACCGTACCGGAAATGTACTGAAGGATGTTTTGACGGGTCGGATTAACCGAACCAGCGGCATACTGACCAGACTGCCACCAAGTGTAGGTGGAGCGGTTGATGTTGCCGTAGGTTGCTGCTGTCGTACCGTTGTCAACAGCGGCGGGAAGACCCGTGAACTGCTGAGTGTTGGTGACGTTGTTGTACAGCGAGTAAGCCATAGCATCCATCATCACGTTGGTCGCATCGTTCATACGAGCTTCGATCAACGGAATGATTGCATGGTCCTGCTGGACAGCGCCTTCCATTCCGAGGAACGGAACAGGAGCGATCATCAGTTTCAGAGTAAATTCAGCGTTGTAAGCACCCTGCTGAACCGACGGTTGAGCGAACGAGCCGCTGTAGTCGGACCACTGAGCGTTAACGAACTGAGCACCCTGAACGGGGACTGTAACGGACGACACACCGCCCGTTGCGGTTTGAGAGTTAGCAATCAGCGCAGCCATAAGCGGGGTACTGTTGTAAAGCTGTACCACCAGCTTGGGAATAAACGCACGGCGTGTAACGTACGTTAATTCTGTAAACTGCGACGAGCTTGCTGCTGGAATAATACCACCACCAATAGCCATCGATAATTTCCTTTTACGTTGTTAAACCAAAGAGTTAAAGACCGATGCGAGTTCCCTTGCGGAGATCTTGCATTGCCCTTACCGCCTCATCACGAGCAGCACGTTGTGGGTTCTTCCAGAATTTTGACAACGTATCTCGTGCTGTCTCGTTCAGGACGCTCGGATTGTAAAACGCCTGACCAGTTGGCTCAGACGCTTTATTCATCCACTGCCAATAGTCCGCAGCGGTCTCGTGATTTTGTATGCCCTTTTCGAGCATGATCTTCTCGATCTTCTCAACGTCTTCGTCAGATGATGCTTTACCCGACTTAATCAAAGACTGACGACGCTTTTCAAGCGTTTCCAGAGCTTCTTTTTCCATCAGCTTGGCCTGCAATTCTTCAATGCGAGCATTGTTCTGCTGCTGACGGGCCTCGAACTTGTCTTCAAGCTCGATTGTGTCAATCGTAATGTCTGGTTTGACTTTCTTGGTCATACGCAAGAAATCATTACGAGTAGCAGGATTTTCAGCCAACTGACGGGCAATGAGTGCTAACTCATCGCGGGCTTCAGGTGAAAGATCTTCTAAAGATGACATGATTAGACCCCTATATCCATGTTGAACGACGTTTAATGTACCCAATGTTAGCATGAGATACATCAAACATTTTACCAAGCGCCCTATGACTTAATTCGGATTTACGAATAAAATCAATTTGTTCACTTGTAAGTTTTGATTTGCCGCACCGTTCTTTAGAAGCGGAACGGCCCTTTTTGACCATATCAGATGAATTTTCTTTGTGTGTAGCCAGCCATAAATGATCTGGATTAACACAAATCCGGTTATCACATTTATGTGCGACAACTAAACCGTCTGGAATATCGCCGACAAAAGATTTGTATGAAAGCCTATGAGCTAACACACATTTGTCTCCGTCGTTTGATAATCCATAACCGCCTTTTAAAACAGCGCCATTCCATAACCAGCAGCCAGAATTTGGCTCCGGTATAGAATTTTTATAAATGCGCTGCTTGTTATCCATCATCAGATGACCTTACGACCATCGCCAGGAGGCTTAATGGTAAACTGGTTTTTTGCACCGATCTTCGTGGGGGTGCTGAGACCGCCCAAATGATCGTAACGAGGAGGGTTTACAATCTGACCATTGTTCTGTTTGTCAGTGGTCGGATTGCGAGGAGCGCCAACGCCGCGAGGCTTAAACAGATCCATAGCTTATCCTTTACATTGTCATAGGTGCGCCGCCAGCGGGGGGAGCGCCAGGAGGCGGACCAGCAGGAGCGGCAGGAGGAGGAGTTTGACCCATCAAACCAAGATTCGGCGGAGACCCAGCAATCATTCGAGAACCAGGTGTTCCACCGCCAGCTTGAGGGAGGTTTTGAAGTAACTGCAAAATTTCGGCGTTTTGTAGTTCGCCAGTCTTTTGCTTCTTGGGGCCGAGGAGTCCGGTCAACGATGACAGCGCGGACATCAACTTCTTGCCTTCAGGGGTTTCACTGCCAATTGCAGGAAGAGCTTGTTCAATCAGGTCAAGCGCCATAGATACGTTAATCAAGGCTGCTTCTTTTTGACCAGCTTTAGGTTCTGGAGTGGACATCGGATCGGTCATCGGTGTCGAAATGTCAGGTGACGGCGCTCCAGGCGGCAAAGCACCGCTACCTTGTCCTGGCTGATCTTGCGCCATTAAGGCCATCAATTCCTGTTCGTTTGCCATCTTCAAATCCCAAAGTAAAAAAATCGTGGGAGAATATGTTTCAGATTCCCTCTCCCACAGGGGAAATTGCTAACAACGGGTCTAACCCGTGTATTAGTTAGCGCTTTGCTTTACGGCCCTTGCGACGCATGGACGCCTCCTGTGTTAGAGTTGCAACTACTGTCTTAGCGGCGAGTACGACGCTTGGACCTCTTAACTGACTTGTACATCAGTAACTCCTAATTTTGGATCTAGAACCACGAGCCTTGCGGGGGTTCATAGATTTGATGTTGGTAATCTTGTAGGAAATAGTAGCAGGCTTTTCAGACTTTGACAACGAGGACTGTTTTGCCCTCGGCTGGTTGCTTGGTTTTGTCAAACGCGCTCTAGCCATTACGCCACTGCCTTTGGTTTGGCGGGCTGCTTTTGCTCTGGGGGCTGGGCAGCCGCTTTGGATTCCATCTTTTTGAGACGATCCTTGAGCAATTGTTTCATAGGTGGGTCTAACAAGTCAATAAGGCTTTCTTTGTCAATTGCTTGCGCTTTGAACAAATTAAAGGCCAATTGCCGCAAATCTTCCATAAAGATCGGGCTATTCGAGTGAGCATCCACCTTGACTACATAGTCACGGGTAAACTGCTCAGGGATAAACTTCACCTCGTTTGCGTCGGTGAGGTGGGTATCGTTGTAAGCCTGAAGCAATTTAAGGTAGAGCGTGGACATCTTTTCAAGACTGTCTTCAACCATGAGAGCCCGTTTCTTTGCACGGCTTGACCCTAACCGAGCCAACTGAGAGGCATGACCAGCCGACCGGACACCACTTTCGCCACGCCCAGACAAGACGTTGGAAATGCCTGAAGCCTCTTCAAACATAGAGTCAATTTCTTTAAGTTGAGCATACAGATCTTGCGGAATGTTAGGAGCCAGCTTTTCAACTTTAGTCTGAGGCATGTCTGTCATAAACAAGCCGCCAGCACGGTTC